TGTTGCTGTGCCTGTTGTAGATAAACCGGCCCGTCAGGTTGGAGCCAACACACAGTCGCGGACCATAAAGCATAAGAGAAAGTACCGGACGGCAAGTGACGTCTGTTACACAGTTGCGGATCGGCCACAAGGGTATATCACAACTGATGAGGCGGTCGCTCTTCTCGGAGGTGGAGAAAGTATCAAGATACAGCTAGGTCAATGGATACTTGATGAAGATATTCCGGCTGTAATAGTTGCTGGGTACAAGCCACCGACCAAAGGGCTTCCGGGCCGACTGATGGTAAAAAAACAAGCTGCGTTGGATCGTAATGATCTCCGAAAGCACAACGCTGCATCACTACCTAGGTTTAGGAAAGCCTCCTCGGAAATGAAGGCCGGTATATAATATTAGTATGAGGGTGTAGCGGAATGATAGACGCGCGCAGACTGCAAATCTGCGGGGTTCCCTAAAGGAATCTACGGGTTCGAGTCCCGTCACCCTTACCAGTGAGCGGCGTAGTAGAAATGGCAGATACACTTATCCTATGAAGTTAAGGGGTTCCCCAAAGGAGCTTGTGAGTTCGAACCTCACCGCCGCCACCAAATTTTCATAGCGGTATATATCTTGGTAGGTCACAAGTAGGAAATCCCGCGATGAATAGTCAAGAATTATCGTCAGTACTAAGCGCCTTCAGCAAGCTAGTAAGTGCTAAGGCGATAGCTATGCCTTATCGATGCATTGAGCTATCTCCAGTTGGAATCAGGGGTTGTTCTGTGTTCGGTATTATGGAGCGTAAGGTGCCGCTCCCGATCAATCAAGTTTGCTGCGTTAATGGTACCGTGTTTATTGCCTTAGTTAACTCTATGACATCAAATCAACCGGTTGAGTTAGTGTCCGGTGATACCACTGTTACCTGGAAATGCGGTACTGCAAGCGGTCGATTGGCTACTATCCCGCTCGCTGAAGGTGATATCCCTAAGATAGGGAGACGTATGCAAAGATCATGGAAAACCACCACAGACTTCGTGGAAGCACTGAAACTGGGGTCTATATCATGTGACGATAGAGCGTTAGCTGCAACAGGTATGTATGGCGTATCGATTGATCTTAGCAAAAACGCATCTGTCGTATCTACTGATGGCAGCACCTTATCAGAGTACCGATTTGATGGTATAATGACAGGAAGCGCATCCCCTCCGCTAACATTCTCACCAGACTCTATATCGTTGATGAGTCAGGTAATCCAGCCGGGCCAGGGTAGTCTGGATATCGATGAATCTGGTATGTACTACCATGACACCAACACCAAACTGATAGTAGTAACATGCACAGCTCCTAAGTTGAAAGACACTAAGGACATCATCGATAAATACCAAACCCGTAAGCTTATGGTCCCACTGCCGCAGGCTATAATCCGGACATTTGTCAGTCGAGTAGAAGCCATGGCAGCGGTTGCTAACTTCGCGCGGGTTATCCTAAGCGTGGAGTCAGGCAAGATTATATTGAAGTTTGCTGAGGACACAGCCGACTCCGAAGAGTACCACCTGCTAGACAAGCAGTACAAAATCCCAAAACTAAGTCCTATCAGCTTAAACGCCGGCAAGCTGGCTAGAGCGTTGAAAAGTACTGATAGCATCGTACTAGACTACATCAACCAGCACATCATTGTTCTGTGCAGCAAAAAACAGCCGTTCTGCTACTACATCTCGGGAGTACAAGGATAACAAAAGGAGCTGTATCATGGGGTTCTGGACATCCGACGAAGAGCAATCTGCGCTTATGAAACGCAGCAAGACCAAAGGCCCTATTACAGCTAAACCAGCGCCTATTACCAGCGGCGTGCGTGGCTGTGATGTGTGCCCGCTTAAGTCAGAGTGGCCTAGAATCACCAGCCCGCGCATGCGACTTTCAGGCAATAAAAGTGATCCTGATATTCTAGTACTTGGTGAAGCTCCCGGAGAAGAAGAGGATAGAAAAGGCGCAGTCTTTGTCGGACCAACAGGCCAGTTTCTACGTGATCATATTCCTGGCCGTGATATGGAAAGGATCGCCTTCCAGAACGCAGTAAGATGTCACCCATTCGGCAACCGTACACCTACCAAAAGTGAAGTTTATGCGTGCAGTGGGTACATTGATGATGATGTAAACGCGCTCCCAACATTGAAGGTAGTTCTAGGAGCTGGGCAGGTTCCACTTTCTAAGTTCATCAATGAAACGACTATTACTAACATTCACGGTTATCAGTTTCCAGTACAGATAGGCGATCGAGTGCTTTGGTACTATCCGATCATGCATCCAAGTTTTGTTATGCGTAATAATCAGGAGGCGCGTGGTTATGAAGGCCCCGCCGCTCCTGTGTTTCGATCCGACATAAACCGCTTCTTCCGAGAAGTGGATAGCTGGGGTAAACCACACATTATTAAGGTTGGTGCGGAAGATGTTAAGTTACCTGTAACACGCGAGGAAGCAGAATCATATATCAAGTTGATGTCGCATCCTTTTGGTGTTGATGTTGAAACATTTAGTCCGCCGAAAGGGGTCCCTAAGCCTTATCAAAAAGGCGCTCGTCTGCTTTGTGCGTCTATTAGTGATGGTAAGACGACTATCGCTTTTCCGATCGATGGTCCTCAGGCCACCACTGACTGGGGGCTAGACTTGCTGCTGGATACCGTGGCCGAGCATCCATGGGTCGCGCACTCCGCCGGATATGAACTGGTCTGGATATTATGGATGGCCGAGCAAAAGCATCACGCGCCTCCAAAGAATTTTGATTGTACTATGGCGATGATGCGACTGTACCATCAAAGTGAGCGGATTCTCGGTCTGGAGATCGGCAGTCGTATTCACTTAGGCTTGAATATTAAGCGGGTCATGGATGTAAACCCTGAGCGTATCACTGAGTACCCAATCCATGACACTTTAGTCTACAACGGACTGGACTCTTGGGCGTCTCGCCGGATATTCGATAAGTTACATAATTTAGTTAAACGTGATCACTACGATGAACTCCTAAACCGTACTGATAGCATGACCCGTATGGAGATCATGGGACTGCCGGTTGACGCAGCATGTGCTAAAGACATGCACGAACACTGGAGCGGGATAGCAGCAGCTACGAACAGGAAAGCGTCTAGTATATACGAGGTCAAGGAGTTCACGCGCCATCGTAGTAAGGAGTTCAACTTAGGATCACCAACCGATGTCGGAATAGCCTTAGCTGAATATGGCAAAGTACCACTACCAAAGACAGCCGGCGGCAAGCAATATAGCACAGACGACCAGATACTGCAACAACTTGCCCCAGACAACCCGCTTACTAGAGCTGCACTGGATTATCGAGAGGCGGATAAGCTGGATGGCACTTATCTAATACCACTGATCGAGATTCCTAAAACCACCACCGATGGACTGATCCATCCTAGCTACAGTACCACATTAGTATCTACCTACCGCAGCTCCAGTGATGCTCCAAACGCTCAGAACTATCCTAAGCGGAAACACCGTGAAGTCCGCAAAGCGGTAGTATCACCTGAAGGCCATGTACTTGTACCGATTGATTACGGACAGATGCAGGTACGCAACCTTGCTATGGCGTCAGAAGATCGAAAATTGGTTAAGCATCTAATTGACGGTCGCGATATTCACACCGATTGGCTTAATAATCTGTTAACTATGCATCCTGATTACCTGCAGCACCTGTCAGATAAGACTGGTGAGACAGACGATAAGAAGATCAGGAAGGAAGGGCGCAATATCATTAAGTCAGATTTTGTGTTCAACAGCTTTTTCGGTGGTGGCGCTGATAATGTATCAGCGCGTACAAGCATCCCACTTCGTATTTGTCAGGAGCTGCAGTCAGAATTATGGGAGGAGTACCGTGATGTTCGCAGCTGGCATAAGTTACGTCGCAATGAGTACCGTGATACAGGGACAGTACGCGGCCTCACAGGAGTTGTGTTAGGCCGCGTCATAAAGATAGGTAATGAGCCGATCAACTTTCCAATCCAGAACGCTGAAGCAGAGATAGTTTTTCGGGCTCAGAACGAGCTAAGTCAGTTATCACTCCATCGTAGTGACCCCTACCTGCACCCAAGAATCAATGTCCATGATGATTTGACTTTCATCCTTCCTAATGACGAACGAATGGATAAGTACATCGTGGACATCGCTGATGTAATGCTGAAAGTACGCTTCGACTGGCAGATCGTACCCCTTGTGATCGAGATCAAATTCGGGCCGAACTGGTGCGATCTTGAGGACTTGGTAACGCTTGAAGGGGATTACCGCCGATGATCTGGGTATATAAATTGTCAGAAGATGAGGAGAACCATGGATCAGCAAGCACTTAATATAGCTATTAAGCGGTTCCCCTTCATGCTTAAAAGATGTCGAGAGACACGCAACAACAGCGCCGCCGTTGAGTGTATCGATCAAATAATATACGAATACCACTTAGTTGTGGCCGAGCAACAGAGGATGAAAAAACATGCCGCACGAAGAACTGATCAATCTATATAGACCCCGCTCGTTCGAGGATGTTATCGGACACACTGATACTATATCAGCACTAAAACGTGCTTTGGTTGAGCCGACCCACCCACATGCTTACTTATTAACAGGTCCAAGTGGAACTGGTAAGACAACTATAGCACGGCTGATCGGAGCGCATTTCAAATGCAACATGATTGAATCAGACGCTGCAGTGTATAGCGGAGTTGCTGATATGCGAACGCTAATCGAGAGCAGCGGGCACCGGGCTCTCACAGGACAAGGCGCCCGTATGTATATTCTGAATGAAGTACAGCGGTTGTCTCGCGGAGCTTTCGACGCGCTGCTGACCACTCTAGAGGAGCCGCCGAGTCATTTGTATTTTGCTCTGACTACTACAGAACCTGATAAAGTTCCTATGGCTGTCAAGACCAGAAGCTATCACATACAGCTTAAGAAGCTGCATGAGCGAGATATCGATGATTTGCTTGAAGCCGTGATTGGCGCGGAAGAGTGGACAGTTAATAATGATGTGAGAGAAGCTATCATCACATCAGCAGAAGGTAGCCCACGACAGGCGCTTTCGTTATTACAAGTCTTACATGGCGTTACATCCCGTGATGAGGTTAGGCGCATCATCAGTCTTCAAGACGCTAGCGAGCCGCTGATACAGCTCTGCCAGCTTTTATTAAGTGGCAAACTGATATGGACACAAATTGCTAAGTTACTTAATTCTATTGACGGAGATTCGTTCGATGAGGCTAGTATAATAGCTTGTCGATATTTCATGGGAGCCATGGCTAAAGCCACTAGCGATTCTGATGCTAGGAAAGCCTGGATACTAATCGATGCCTTAACTTTCCCATCATCCACATTCGACCGTAAAGCTGCGTTCTACGCAGCAATAGGCCGCATCATGTGGGGAGACTAACAACAAGGATAAAATTGATGAAGCGTGCGGTCGCAGAACGAGAACTGATCAATGACACAACCGAACGGGAGCGTGATGCTGTCCGAGATAGATTGCGTGCGGCAGTCCGGATCAACATGATGCGGATTGATGAAGAGTTGATTGAGAACCCCTCAAACCTTATGGAGTGTGGAGAGCAAGTCGCGTTTGCTGCAAACTTTCGAGATACAGCACACAACGGGGTTGAGTACGCTGAGGCTATTGCTGCTGATGAGTTGAGGCGAGAATTGATAGAGCCTGTTCCTGAACCAGGAGACGAGGATAGAGACCCGCCAGCCCGCAAGAAACCAGGCACAGGTAAGCGTAGAAGTGAAGCACAGATCAAGTCCGAAATACCTAACTACCCCGCTGTAAAGCGAGCACAGCGCAGACTTGAGGATGCTAAACTTGAGTTTTCTTTGTGGATGGCTATTATGGAAGGTCTCCGCGCTAAAAGCGCATCCCTAGAAAACGTATCTAGGCTTATCATCAGCGGATACATCAGTAATTCATCAGTCACCGCTGTACGACGAGCAGAGATTCGCAATGCTGGAGGGCGAGGAACATCTGATTACCGTTAAGAGCAGTAAAAACCCTCGCGGTATATAATACAACTACGCGGCATTAGCCAGGAGAGCCTTTATAATGACAGCTATATACTATTCTGGAATAGTACTAGTATCAGTGCCACTGATACTTGTATTCATCTACGCAGCTGTCGGTATCGGCGCCGCTGCGTATTTCCGTGCGCGTGATCGACACATCCGCGACAGAAATACTACTTGCAGACTACTACCACATGTAATGGAGTAATACAACACATGGCTAAGCGATTCACCTACCAACAGCGTGACCCTAACGAGTGGCGCAAGCGCGCAGCTCAAAACCGTGGTGAGGGGTTCCTTCCTGGCGATTTAGCGATTTACCAGGTCAGGAAAGGGGATAATTACATTCGTATCTTCCCGCCGACCTGGGATAACGCGCACCACTTCGGACTTGATGTATGGGTGCATTACGGCTTAGGGCCGGATCGCAAGAGCTGCCTGTGCATGAAGCGAATGCTGAACAAACCATGCCCTTGTTGCGAAGCGGTCAATGAGTTTGACCGGGCCGGGCAAGAAGCCGAGAAGAAAGCGCTCATTGCCAGACGTCGGGTCCTAGTCTGGCTGATCGACAAAAAAGAAGAAGAAAAAGGACCTCAACTTTGGGCAATGCCGCATACATTGGATAGCGACATTGCTAAGCATGCAGAGGACCCGGACTCTGGTGAGATTTACGCAGTGGATGACCCGGAAAGGGGGTACAACATAAGTTTTATTACGGAGGGAGAGAATCAACAACGCAAATACGTTGGAGTGAATTTGTCCCGCAAGGCAACATCAGTCGACCCAAAACTGATAGACTTTGCGGTCGATAACCCGCTGCCTTCATTACTCCAATATCTGTCATACGAAGAAGCACTGGAGTTGTATGAAGGTGCTCCTCCTGATAATACAGCGCGTGGTAGTGATAGACGTAGTGATGATAGTGGCAGCACCGACTCGTCACGCCGGTATCCTGATCCTGAAGAACCGGATACACGCCGCGGTGGGGGGCAACAAAGACGGGTTACTAGTCAGGGGCCCGACCCAGACGAACCGACACCGCGCGTAGGGTCAGGGAGAGAAGCACGGCGCGACGGCCCACCACCACGAAACCAACAGCAGGATGATGATCCGCCTCCTTATGACGATCCACCACCACGTCGTGGAGCACCACGAAACCAACAGCAGGATAATGATCCGTCGCGCTATCAAGCTCGTCGTGCCGTATCGTCTCCGCGTGAAGAACCTAGCGACCCACCTACTATGTCTAGGGCCGATCGCCTTCGTAACGAGTACAGAGGTCGGCGCGAGGCTACATAATGAAACGAGGAGTAATCGATAAAGCTCCTCCGCGTTGTGTGTCCAGCGGCAGTACGCTGCTGGACCTCGCGCTGGGCGGAAATCTCAGTGGTGGCTGGGGTACAGGCCGTATCATCAACTTAGTTGGAGACAGATCAAGCGGTAAGACCTTATTGGCAATTGATGCATGCGCTAACTTCGCAATGTTATTCGGACCTGAACAAGTCCGATACGCTGAGTCAGAGGATGCGTTTGATGAGGCGTACGGCCGCGTGATCGGAATGCCTGACGGCATCGGCCGTACTGAGCCTGGAGCAGTCAGGACTATTGAGGACTTTGAAAAAGACCTCAGTACATTCCTTAAGCAACATCAGACCGGAGTTCCCTGTTTATATGTCATTGACTCACTAGACGCGCTTTCCGACAACTCGGAAATGAAGCGTGAGTTCGGCAGCGATACTTACGGGGTAGCCAAAGCTAAACTGATGTCTGAGTTGTTCCGCCGCATAAATTCAGAGATCGCACACTCGAATTGTACCTTAATGGTTGTCTCACAGACCAGAGACAAAATCGGTGTGGTGTTCGGACTTAAAAAAACCCGTAGTGGTGGGCAGGCGTTGGAGTTCTACGCGTCGCAGATAGTGTGGCTAAGGGAGACTGGTAAGATCAAGCGGACTGTGTTCGGCGCTGATCGAATTGTCGGTATCGATATAGTTGCTAATATCAGGAAAAACAAAATGGCTCTTCCGTTCCGAGAGGCGCCTATTGTAATCCTGTTCAACTACGGCACCGATGATCATATAGGCATGGCTGAGTGGCTAAAAAGCAACAAAGCTAATCCTAAACTACTGCCTGGTATCGATATCAATGCTTTGCCTATTCTGATATCGAAAGCTCGTCAAAAGCAGGACTACGCTTATCTGAAGGCGTTATCTGATGATTTACGCCAAGCCACTGAAACTCATTGGCTTAAAATTGAGCAAGCCCTGCAACCAAACGTTCATAAATACAGATGAGAAGGAGCTACCATGATAGAGATTATGGTAATGATGGTCGTCACTACACTAGTCAGTTCGCTAACTTTCTTATGTTGGGCGACCGGTAATCTTTTGTTTGGATACGCCATAATCGGAATAGCCGTAGCACTGTCCATATTTGCTACAATATCTCTACTGATGAAGGAGTGACATGTTATGACCAGCTCTGATTTTGATATCAATAAGTTCCAGCAAGACCTGCTTAACAGTGATCCCCTGGTTCGGCATATTTGGGACGATAAGTACCGGCTTAAAAATGCGGATGGCTCTTCACCAGAGCCGAATGTGATGGCAACACGCGAGCGAGTGGTTAGGGCGGTTTATTTACACGATCATGATCCTGTTGCTAAATCCGATGCGTTGGTTGTGGTCGGCAGAGGTTTGTTGATACCAGCCGGACGCGTCAATGCAGGTGCTGGTACTGGTAGAGCAGTAACGCTTATAAACTGCTTTGTTGAAGGTACTATTCAAGACAGTATGCCAGGTATTCAAATCGCTCTCAGCCAATCAGCATTTACTATGCAGCAAGGCGGCGGTATTGGGGGCGGCTTCAGTACTATCAGACCACGGGGGGCTATTGTTCGGAGGACTGGTTCTACATCAAGTGGTGTAATCCCATTTATGGACTACCAGTCGGCTATGTGTGATACTATCATCAGCGCCAGCACACGTCGAGGAGCTATGATGGCGGTATTGTCTGATACCCATCCTGATCTGTGGGATGAAGATCAATACAAAACCCATATTCACCCATCAACAGGCGAGTTGGTCCTGACCCATCCGACTTTCATTTCAGCTAAACAGCAGAAAGGTCGTCTGTTAAGATTCAATGTAAGCGTGGCGATATCCGACGCTTTCATGACCGCAGTCAATAAGGACCTGGATTGGGACTTGGGTTTTCATGTACCCCGAGCCGATGGCCGTCATGTGGATGTTTATGATAGGCCGTTTCTTTATGATGAAGTTGACTACACCAATAGTTTAATAAGCACGCCTACTGGAGTATCAAAAGGACAGATGAAACCTTGGTTTGTCTATAAGCGTGTGAAGGCTCGGCGGATATGGGGGGACCTCATGCGAGGGACCTATAAATACTCAGAGCCTGGGGTGTTATTCATCGACAGAATCAACGATCGCAATAACCTATCCTATTGTGAGGATATTAGTGCGACGAATCCATGTGGCGAACAGCCTTTACCGCCGTACGGCGCTTGTTGTTTGGCATCATGCAACCTTGCGTTCATGGTCGATAATCCGTTTACACCAAGTGCTACTTTTCGGTGGGACATACTGGAAAGAACTGTTAAAACAGGCGTACGGTTCCTTGACAACGTACTGGATATCACCCAATACCCACTAGAGGAGCAGCGCAACGAGTCTATGCAGAAACGGCGCATCGGACTGGGCCCCACAGGGTTTGCTGATGCATTGATCCAGCTTGGGATAACCTACGGTTCTGACGAATCTACACGCCTGGAAAAAAAGATAGGTACTTTATTTAAGCACTCATCTTACGCCGCGTCTGTTGATCTAGCGAAGATACGCGGACCATTTCCATTGTTTGACGCTGATAAGTTCTGCAGTGGGTTCAACATCCAAGATCTTCCTAAGGACTTGGTGCATGATATTAATCAATACGGAATCCGCAATGGAGTACTAAATACTATTGCGCCGAATGGAACTATCTCAATATACGTGGGTAACATATCATCGGGTCATGAGCCTGTATTCTCGTTTAATAAAACACATCGAAAGGTCCTCAATCCAGATGGATCAGCTACTGAGTTCGTAGCAACGCCTTATAGTTATGCCTTGTATGAGGCAATGTACGGCAAGAAGGAGCGTAATCAGCTGCCAGAGTACTTCGTAGGTGCAATGGACATATCAATCGAGGCTCACCTTAAAGTACACGCAACATGGCAACAATACATTGACTCCAGTATTTCTAAGACGATTAACGTGCCGACTGATACATCTTATAGTGCTTTTGAGTCAGTGTACTTTGCAGCTTACACACTCGGATGCAAAGGGTGCACAACTTATAGATATGATCCAACATCCGGGCGAGGATCAGTTCTATCTGAGGAACCAAAACAGCCGGAGAGTGAGCCAAAAGCAGGTACCAATCCTGGGGCTTACATGGGAGTAGGCGCTGATGAAATCGCAGCTGATAATGCACGAACTGCTGTCCCTGTATCTACTTCTTTAAGTGTACCTCCTATGATGCCAGCGCAGCGAGTAGTGGAGGCCCGGAGATACAGGCTAAAATGGCCACAAACCGGCGAGAACTGGTACATCGCCATTAGCCGATGCGGCAACACGCCTTTTGAAGTATTCATCACTAGCAGCAATGCTCAGGCAAGTGAGTGGATACAAGCGATGTCACGATTACTGACAGCTGTATTGCGTCGCGGCGGTGATGTGATTTTCTTGATCAACGAGTTGACTTCAGTACATTCTGCTATGAGTGGTGCTTTCATCCCTGAACAGCATAAATATCGCCCATCTATCGTCGCAGCGATCGGCGGCGTGCTGGAGGAGGAGTTCCGCACCTTGGGGCTTATGGATAAAACCGCCAACGCGCGGCCCGAGCAACCACAGCAAGCGCGCGTAATGGCATCCCCTGTGCATCATGGCGGCGGACCGTCCACAGAATGCTGCCCAGAATGCGGCGGCGCTTTTTTAGTGCATGAGCAGGGATGTATTCGCTGTTTGGCGTGTGACTATAATAAGTGCGGATAGTTAAGAGGGTGTGATGGGTAATCGTACTTACGACGCAGTTGTCAGCAGCGCGGTAATAACACGACTTGATGACCTAGATAGGGAAATGGAGTGCATCGATATGTTGCCTCCATTACTTAGGCGTGCGATCCATGACAACAACATCAAAATGTCAGCCGTCAGTATATTGCAATACATACTGATGACTCCTGAGTTCCTGGTTCAGGAAATACGCAAGCTAGAAGCTGCTGAGATAATCATGTTTGGCAGAGAGGTAACGGCCGTTTATAAGTACCCATACGCACATACTGCAGCGCAAGCTACTATCATGCGGTACGGCGATCCAATTCCTAAAGCTAGAAACCGCAACAAAACTAAAGGATATAAGATACCATGAGAACAGGAGGTGCTAAGCAGAAAGGCAACACATTCGAGAGATTGACCGCGAAGCAGCTATCATTATGGCTTACTACCGGAGAACGGTCTGATCTGTTCAATCGTAATGTACTAAGTGGAGGCGCGTTTACTAACGCGTCCCGCAAAGGTAGTAAGCTAAATATGCCAGGTGATCTGATTGCAGGACATCCTCTGGCGTTCGATTTTCTTGCTCTGATTAGTATTGAATGCAAGCACCGTCATAATATAGACCTGTTGCATTATGTAATCAATGATAGCGCCACCAGCTTCTTAAGCAGGACCATTGCGCAAGCACGGGATCAGGCGCGTTCGGTGGGGCTGGAGTATATGGTAGTAGCAAAGGAGAACCGCCGGCCTACTATCATACTGACTAGCCCGATGGTTGGGAATGCGGCTAGTATAGCTAGTGCATCAACCCGTAAAGGCCAAGTACTGTTATATCATACACTGCATGGCGGGACTGTCGTAATGATGAGGCTTGATCAGTTTATAAAACAGGTCAGACCTAGTAAGTTTGTTGATGTTCTGACCAGAAGTAGGAGAGCGGCTTGATTATCACTGGTGACTGGCACTTAGACGACTCGTCCGCGAACACCTATCGCTGGGAAATATTCGATGTACTGTCGGATCGCTATTACCACAGTATGCCGATCGCTATCCTTGGTGATATGGTAGATCGTAAGGATCGCCACAGTGCTAGCTTTGTGAACCAGGTTGTGCGGGAGCTGATTAAACTAATCAAGCGGAACCAGTGCGAAATCACGATCCTTCGCGGCAACCACGATACTGCAATCAATGGCCCATCGTACTTCGAGTTCTTAAGTGCGATCGATGGTATCCACTACATAAGTAATCCGTACGCAGACGGAGACATGCTGTGGCTACCGTCATCGATTGATCCTAAGAAGGACTGGGCCGGGATTCCGTTTCGTAACTACCGATGCATTATGATGCATCAAACCGTACGTGGGTCAGACTTTGGTAATGGCATCTTTGCTAATAGTGACAATATGCCGCCGATACCTCGTGGTATCAGGATATACAGCGGTGATGTGCACGTACCTCAGGCAATAGGTGATGTTACTTATGTAGGAGCGCCTCACCCGGTAAAGTTTGGTGATACTCACGCATGTCAACTGCTGGAGGTCGATCTTAGTACCTACAAAATAAGCCGATCCATAAAACTTAGACCAATACAAAAGGCGATCCTGGAGGTAGATAACCTGGAACAGCTTAAGCATATCAAAAGCCTAAGGCCAGGTGATCAGGTACGGGTTAGATTTACAATAGATCGTGCTAGGATCAACGAGTGGCCAATCAACCAGGCCGACGTACGAGCATGGGCAGCAGATCGAGGAATTGTGCTGGCGTCCGTTGAGCCGGTAGTGCCGATACCCCAGTCGGATAATGATGCTGTCCCATCGCTGGAGGCAGACCCGGATGTTGTGCTGGACGCATTCGCCAAAGCAGAAGGGATAGACGAACAGCTTATTAAGGTTGGTAAAAGTTTGATGCATCGTGATGCTACCAATAAAGCTGCTGCGACGTCAGCGATCCATATTTACATTGATCAAATCGAGTTGCGATGCTTCAAAAGCTTCATAACTCCTACTGTGATTAATCTGTCGCAAAACAGTGGATTGAAGTATATCGGCGGTATTAATGAAGTTGAGCCATCACTAGGTGCAAACGGCGCCGGCAAGACTTCAATATTCGATGCGATATTTTGGTGCTTCTATGGATGCTCCATTCACGGCGCTCGTACATCCCGGCTGGTATCAGTTGGGTATGACAAGGCCGAGGTACTGGTTAGGATACGAATCAACGATACTCCTTTCGAGTTATTTAGGTCAGGACCGCCTGAGCGTATTGCAATCGATGGTGAGCTAGTTGATCAGACAGCGATTGATAAGCTGTTACAAACAACTAAGGCTCAAGCTCTACAATCACTGATATTTGGGCAAGGCGTACCTACTTTCTTCGACATGGGCGTACCTGATCGTGGGTTGTTGTTCGATGATGTACTTAACTTAGGCTTATGGATCAAGTCGTCCGATAGAGCCGGCAAGATAGTCCAATCGATAAACCGTGATCTGGTCGAGGCCAAGAACGATCTGGCTTATGCTAAAGGCATCCTAGATGGACTAGCCGACGAGCAATCGTTATTAGATGCAGAAACCGCATGGAGTAATCATAACACAACAATAGTAGACCAGCTAATAAACGAACTGGATATCACAGAGCAGGTAACGCTAAAAAACGCCCGTGACGTCGAGGTCAGCAAAAAAGCTTTAAGTCGTATGCCAAACAGTGATATTCTGTTTCAGGCGGTTGTTGATGTATATCAACAGATTGCTGAGTGCAATGCGACAGCAAATAGCCTCAGTAATCAACTTATTGAGGCCCGTCGATCGCATGAGTTCTACAAGACGAACAAAATATGTCCAGTGTGCCGACAAAAGATCAGCGGGCACTTCGCTGATAGCTGCTTAAATGATCTATCATCTAAGATGAATGACACAAAGCAGCTGATCACAGAAGCTGATCAGAAAGGCCAGGAGCTTAGAGTATCCGCGGAGACGGTAATAAACCGCCGTGATGCGGCAAAAACAAAAGCAGCTCAATATCAGCATGACATCGCAACTCTGGAAGCCACGATATCAGCTAACCAGAAAGCAATGGACCGGATTGAGCAAGCAATCCAAAATGCTATGAACACTACTAACCCATACACTAAACAATTGCATGATCTACGTAATTATAAGCGTAAAGCAGCTAGTGACGTAAATAAAGCCAAAAAGCAAGAAGCTGTAATCAGCGGGCAATTGATTCACGCTGAATGGTGGAAAACAGCTTTCAAGCGCGTAAGGCTGTTCCAGCTTAGACGAGTGCTGGACAGTCTTGAAATGGGAACTGCCCACATCGCAGAACAGCTAGGGCTTTCTGGGTGGGGCATCCGATTTACAACAGAGGTAGAAACCAAATCCGGAGGCCTAAGTAACCGACCTGGAGTATATATCAATGTTACATCGCCCGGCGAGGAAGTCGCTCGTGAGTGGAGCCCTGGCGAGTTGCAACGGGTCCGGCTAGCAGTTGCTATCGGGTTTGCTGCCTTGATTCAGCATACTTCCGGCACTCTATGGAATATGATCGCTTTCGACGAACCAACGCATTGGTTAAGTCAGGAGGGCATAGACGCGCTGTTGGAATACCTACAGGTTCGTGCTAATACCACGCAACAGTCCATCTGGTTGATCGACCACCGCTCGCTTAATTCCAGCAGTTTTGCGGAAGTATGGCGAGTTACTAAGAGCGCCGAAGGGTCTAGGTTAGAGTTGCTTAGTAAGAGTGGATAATCGCCCGGTATATAATATATTGGGACCATCCAAAGGAGTTTATGTCATGGGGTGTGCTGCACAAACTTGCAGAAGGCGTCGTATCCAAATGCGCAATGATAAGCGATACAGTGCGCCGCGTAAGGACGCACAAGCGTCTGCGCGGAAATACGCAGCGAAACTTGCCGCTGCACTGGAACGGGCTCAGAAGCGAAAGAAGCCATCATCGCGATAGTGGGACCGTAATGTTGACCTATACAACTATCTAGCCGACCTCGCGTCTCAAGGCGAAGAAGTTGATATAAATGACCTTATCAATTTCTTCGCTTATGAGATTAACTCATTCGGAGAACTTGGATGAACACTGATGAAATCCCAGTCAATCCTCCTAGCGACTGGCAGCCGATCACCGATAAAGGTGATCTTGCAACGCTTGGAAAGACTGTTGAGGAATTATGCGAGGGAATAGAGGCGTTTGCTCGGTGTGCATCTATTACCGCGCGCTGTATTATTCAAGGCATCGATGAAGCTGAGCCTGTCACCGGAAAAATTAACCGGATCGCCATGGAGAATGAAATAGCCGATGTAGAAGCGATGATTGAGCACATTAAACAGCGGTTTGCGCTTGATCGCGTCCATATCACAGACCGCCGTAATAAGAAGTTCGCGTACAAGGCGTCTTGGTTCAAGGGGCTGGACAATGCTCAGTAAAAACTTGATCATATACAACAAGAACTTATAAATGTCTGATCAACTGCCAGGTGCACTTGAGGAAAATGTCCTCACTGCGCTGATCTGGCGTGATGACATAGCACACGCAGTCATGCTGGAGGTAGAGCCTGAGCTTTTCTCAACCCCAGAATACAAGCGTATCGCAGCACTTGCGATAGACCACATAGAACGATTTGGTGGCCCTCCCGGCATCCACATTTATGATAAATTGGAGGACCTGCTTCGTCGCAGCAGTTCAGAAGCGAAAATCACTAAGCGCACACTGGATCAAACCGAGAAGCTACGGCATGATCTAAAGCCTGACTTCGTAATTGATTCGCTACATCAGTTTATTGATATCCGCCGGATGATGAATAGCATAGAAGCTGCAACCGACGCTCTTGATAAAGGCAATCTTGATGTAGCTCGGCAGCTACTATATACTCACCCAGTAATGCAGGCTAATACTCCTAGTATCTGGCTGCATGACCCAGAGCAATCATTAGCTTTTCTAAACCACAGCGCATCCGAATTTTTCTCCTCTGGTATCGAGGCACTGGATAACTTAGGGATACGTCCAGATCGAGGTGAGTTGCTTTTATTCATTGCTCCTAAGGGGATGGGCAAGTCTTGGTTCCTAGTAAATATCGGTAAGCATGGAATAAAGCACGGCAAGAATGTGGTACACATCACATGTGAAATGTCGGCACAAAAAACAGCGCTGCGCTACATTATGGCCGTATTTGCTATGACATCAGATGAAACTAGGACCTTACAGATAAGGCGGTTCAACAAAGATCGCCACGGGCGAATGACCAGCGAGAATGGAATCTATTTCAGCGAGGTAGTACGACAGGCTGCGGTTGAAGCAAACCGCGCTGATCTGGTTCGTAAGGTAAAAACACTCGGACGTCGTGGGCGTTTGCTGATTAAGGAGTTCCCGAGCGCTACTCTGACTGTTGGAGGGCTTCAGGCTTATTTACAGAGCATAGAACATACTGATAAATTCGTACCTGATATCATCATATTGGATTACATCAACGAGATGGAGATCAACCCTGGAAAAGGCGAACTTAGGTTTGCATTAAGTCGTACTATCCGCCAACTTCGCGGGCTGGCTAAAACACGCAATGCAGCTTTTGTAACCGCAACACAGGGAACCAGAAAATCCGCTGAGGCAACAACAGTTACTGCAACCATGGTCGCCGAAGATTGGGGAATGGTAACTGCAGCAGATATTGTACTGACGTTAAGCAGAACTACGCAGGAAACTGCTATGGGACTGGCGCGAGTGATGGTAGCATACGCTCGTGATAAGGCCGATAAGTTCATTGCTATGATCAGTCAAAGCTACAAATCTGGACAGTTCTGCATAGACTCAGTTATCATGTCGCAGGCGGCGCAGGCGGAACTTGAAAAGCTAACTGGACAAGGAGATAGCGAAGATGACGACTGATCCGGCAAATGACAATCCTGATAAAGTACCAAACGCGATCACATTAAATGATCTTGCGGCTGCTTCAGGAATAGACGCCGATACGCTACTCAGACGTACTGCTATAATTTTGAATAAGAGAATGATACAAAAAGCCGCATGTAGATCGATAGGCAATAAGCAATGTGCGTCTATTTGCCTATCGAACTTTCCCACATATGAATTAGGAGAATGTCCATATATTAGTGACGTGTGGACCGACGAAGCCATTGATCATGAAAAAGCAAGACGACCTGATGGCCCGTTAAAACAGGCTGATCAGTAGAGGCCGCATCAATGCCAATATCATCCGAAACTATTGCTAGGTATCTTGATCAAAAGCCGGTAGTACCGCCGATCAAAGGAGCTGACACTGATCGGTTGTTACGTTACATCTACAACTCAACAGGAGTAGAGTTCACACCAACAGGTAAGACCACACTTCGTAAGCATCAGCTTGATGGAATGGTATTTGCGTTGTGGGCTAAACGCGCTTTACTGATATATGATATGCAGATCGGGAAAACCGCAACATCATTAAACTGGGCAGAGCACCTCAGAAGATCAGGCGCATGGAAAGGTCGTGGACTGGTGATCACACATGCGCCGGTAGGGCTTGATGTCTGGCGTACTGAAGTTGCTAAGCATAGTAATCTGACAATCAGTTGTGTACGTAGTAGCGAGGTCGAGTTAATGGAGGCACTTGAAAGTGATTCCGACCTTATCGCTATTCCGTGGACTGGACTGCAATCGTTATTCTCGATCAAGCAGCAAAATCGAAAAGGGCGCAATCAACTATACCCAGATAGTAAGATATTATCTATCATATCAGGCGAGTTTTCACTTTGTATTATAGACGAGATACATCGAGCTAAGAATCACAGAGCGTTGTGGTTTAATATAGCATCGCAACTGGTACGTCATTGTCAGTTTAGACTAGGACTAACCGGAACGCCTATCGGACGTAATCCTATGGCTATATGGTCACAAGCGTTTCTACTGGACGAAGGCCGATCTCTAGGTGCTAACTACTACTTCTTTGAGCAGGCTTTCGGGGTAAAAAAGCGCAACTGGTTTTCCCCTATGAAGACTACTATGCGAAACGAAAAAACTGGTAAGGATGAGGTAGTCAGCTTTAGTTGGGAGTTTGACAAAACCAAGACAGCTATACTGCACGACAAAATATCTAGGTTGGCTATAACTTATACTAGAGGAGAAGTTGCTCCTAGTGACATTGTGCCAAATGTAGTAAAGCTGAAAATGCTTAAACTTCAGCAAGACGCTTATGATGATATGGTCGCACAAGTGATCAAAGAACATCACGAGCATGGATCACCTCAGGCTCAGCTTAACAACTTCATACGGCTACGGCAGATTGCGTCTGGATTCTTGCCATATGTTAATGACGACAAGATAACTAATGTCGAGTTCCCTGGGTCGATCAAGCTGGCGTGGCTGATTGAGCTATTGAGTGATCTAAACGCAAAGTGTGTAGTATTCCATGAGTTTTTGTACTCAGGCGGAATGATCTGCCGTGCATTGAAGTCAGCTAAGATTAAACATGGCTGGATACACGGCGACGTTAAGGATAAGAGCAAGATTATTAGCGACTTCAAGTCCGGTAAGATACAGGTGATAGTCGCCACTACTGCTACAGGTGGAATGTCAATCAATCTTAGCGAGGCGGATTATCTTATCTTCTATGAGAGCCCAACTTCTCCTATCATACGTCAACAGGCCGAAGCACGTCCTATGGCTGACCGTGGTAATCGTCCTATACTAATCGAGGACCTAGTTTGTTCTAGTATTGAGTACCGCATTCTTAGCTTTATCCGCGAAGGCAAGCATGCTCTTAGAGAGCTGCGGCGCGATCCTACTAAGCTGCGGCTGGAATAGCTTAATAAAAGGCCATGGGTATATATCAAGATGTCAGTCTATTGATGATAAAAGCTATCCTATCCCCCCTAGGACCGGCTGAATCGCTAAACTGACGGCCCGTCCGGGGGATGCTCCCTCCTCCGGACGGGCGACTTCTTTATAGACCGGGATGGCCCCATGGCCCCCATGGCCGGCTGGGATGGCCCCATGGCCCCCATGGCCGGCTGGGATGGCCCCATGGCCCCCATGG